CGTACATCTGGGCGCCAATCAATTCATTGATATGTTCGTCCAACTCCTGTTTCTTGGTATCATTCTCCCGGTCTCGGCGAGACATTTGGTACCACTCATTGAGCCAGACAGCGACCGTTTCGTTTCGACTGTCCTATTCACTCTCATTGTCACCGTTCCCCTTACCGTTTGGATTGCGCGTAACCGCAAATTCTTCGGGGTGAACTGGTACGCCCGCATCGTCGCGTCATTGCGCACGGTGCATTATGATCCTGGCACCACGAGCACGCGTTACCGCTCGGCTGCACGGAAATTCAAATTCGTTGATTCGGGGTACACCCCACCTCCCGGCCATACTCATCCAGCCGCGGCAAAGGCCCGAAACGACGCAGTCTTCTCCATTCGGACGGCCATAACCAATCTCGGTTGCCACATGTTTGACCCAAGCCCCGCCACATCTTATCGCGACACTGGGTTTTCAGTCAGTGGTTACCGTGTCGTCCATTCCATGAAGGATTTCGGAAACTCCATTCGCCTGCAGTGTCATGTCCCATCTGATGCTTTCGTTACCATTGTCGACCAGGAGTATTACTTCAAAGATTTGTCCGAATTCGCCGGCCGTCCAATTGCTATTTACACGCTTTTGGTCGATGACCTTTCCGGTCGAAATACTGATTCAGTTTATTACTTTGAGGACGAAAACACCCTGGTGGAGAGGGTTAATGGTGGTGCGATTTACCGCCAGCAACTCTTTGACTACAGCAAAGACCTGCTGATAATAAGGCACAATTCATTCATCCCACGGTTCACCCTCTATGATGTAACCCGTCATAAACAACCAGACCACGCAAAACAAGTTGTTTTTCTTACCCCCGTCTCAACTCACTTTGGAACTCCTTGGTTCTACAACGCATTATCCTATTTGCTTGTAGGGCATGCCATGGAGTTTGACGAGATGGGGCGTATGAAAAGCATCCACGCGGCAGGGCGTTTCTTGATCGGCCATTTTGTGGACAACGGCGAGCCGTACGTTTCTATAAAACGTAAAGCCGACACTGGCAGCGACTCTGCAGTTCGCATGCCGGAAAAGGCCTTCTGGGCGTTAAACCACTTGTCGTCCATAGCGACGAAATCGTGGAGCGCCGCTGAAGCTGAGCGCTATACCCGCGAGTGGAAGCACCCTATTTCAGGTGCTTCGCTCATTACCATTGTCGAGTATTTCGCTATACCTTTGGCGCAGCGTGCGGGCCCCAATCTCGTGATTCTCCCTTACCAGCCGGGGGAAAACTTCTACGATGTTGGGCCAACCAAGGCCGAGTTCATAGCTCCTCCGATCGTTTCTGACCCCGGAGTAGTGATTTCTGCATCCAAGGCGGCCGCTCGCAGCTACGTGGAAGAACGTGTGAAACCTAATCGAAACGAAACAATTCCGCCTCCGCGTTACGAAGAGTATGCGAGGGAGTTTGTGAGACAATTGGTGCGAAGCCCGGGCACGGCTGTTCCAGCCGCGCTTGAGACTGTTATAACCGAACAAAACAGTGCCGCACAAAAAGCGCGAACCAAAGCAGAGATGCATCACTTGCCCAATGAAACCAATAAGGTCAGGTGTGTGTTGAAGGATGAGGTGGTGGTCAAGCCAGGGCCTGCCCGCGGCATTAACACCGTTGCCACTAGTCATACTTTTGCTACGGGCCGCTTCTCCCGCGGAATGAAAAAGATTTACCAGAAACACAAATTTTGGTGCGTAGGATACGCTCCCGAGGCAATCGCTTTGAAAGTCAGAGAGCTGGCAGATTATTTGTATGCCAACGATCTCTATCTTTTTGAAACCGATTTCTCGAAGATGGACGAAACTATTTCCGAATGGATTCGTGACCATTTGTTCAACGCGGCGTTGCGTCGCGCTTATCAGCGCTCAGACCCCGACGAGCATGCGGTGATGCTCGATGAACTCGAAGATGTACTCTCTAATGATACAGATCGCCAATGTGAAATGATGAAAATCAAGTTCGAGGGTGGACACAAGAACTATTCAGGTTCTGGGTTCACCACCGACATCAACACCATCACCAGCGCCTTCGTTAAGTATGTCTTCGCGCGCGAATCTGATAAACCAGTGATTGATGCTTTCAAGTCATGTGGGCTCTGCTATGGCGATGATGGCCTTAGTGCTGGTCCACCCGTGGTGCGTAACCCGGACGGCGAGCCTCTCGACCCATCAGCTGGTGCCCTTGTGGCGACCGCTAAGATGGAGGGCATCGCGGGTGCTTTGGGACTGAAGTTAAAAGTGGTGGCACATTTGCCAACCGCTGGATATTTCTTTCTCGGACGCTTATATCCTAACCCTCGCTCGACCCTTACGTCGCTCGCCCTGCCGTCAAAAGCATTGGCCAAAATTTGCGTCTGTACCCATAATGCCCCTAGCAAGCGTGTGAACCGCGTGCGTGGGTATTATGTTACGGAACAACATGTCCCAATTACTGCCGAGTATTTGGAGGCAATCGCCCGTATCTTTAACTTCTCACTCGAGGCGCCTAAAGATTTACGGAAGGAGGATGACAGGGACCTTTGGTACAAGGTCATGAATGGACCTGTCCCCTATTTAGTCAGTGATAGCGAAGCTCTCGAGCAAGCTGTTGCTGCCGACCTCAATTTGACTCTCGGCGAGGTCGAGGAGCGCCGCGCCGCGCTCCGCAGCGCCACCACTCTGGACGCTTTAGAGGCAATTATGATTTCTATCAAATCGCCCCCCGTCCCGCTTGGCATGAGGCGCTGTTAAAAGTCTTTGTTGTTCGGCTGGTACAATAAAACAAACAATCTATCATTATCCCACCCTATCGCTATATTTCAAACTATCATTGACATGGATATCGTCCCACATAAACGCCACCCCCGCGCCGGGGGAAATGCCGCCGCCTTACTCA